AATATTATACGGATGGCCGCCACGTGTTGATAATCCCTCTAAAGAAGGTTATAGTATATATAGTCTACCAATCTACCAATTGAATGAGAGAGTTTGAGAGAGCTCAGACTGGTACCCATTCTATATTACATAAATGCCACTTCGTGAAAATTCTCTCTCTATCAAAACAGTCTAATTGAATTTCTATATATAGACTTCATAAGTTAAACATTTACTCATCCAAATTCATTTCATAAAGACTTAGCTCTTCAATTTTCCTTATACCACATTTAATATTCTCGTATTTTCTTTCCTCTTCATCATTCTCATCCTTAATTACTCATCCATATTTCTATATCTTCATATACGATTATCATTAAAGATCAAGTGAGATATAATTTCTTATTTCATTTTCAATTAATCTACATTTTCCTTATATCACTTCTCCTTAGTTATTCAATTTTCATAATACCACTTTTCATTATATATTCATAACTCAATATTTTCAGAGAAATTCCGCTGCGCGGCCAAGATTATTCAAATGAATTCTCAACTGGCAAATCCTCCTAGTGCATTTAATTATATAGAGTCTCACAGAGATGAATATCAATTGTCTCATGATCTAAATGAGATAATTCTGCAATTTCCTTCCACTACATCTCAATTTACTGCAAGACTCAGTCGTAGCTGCATGAAAATAGACCATTGTGTCATAGAATATAGGCAGCAAGTGCCTATAAACGCATCAGGAACAGTAATAGTGGAGATTCATGACAAAAGGATGACTGATAATGAATCCTTACAAGCATGTTGGACATTCCCAATAAGATGCAACATAGATCTCCACTATTTTTCATGTTCTTTCTTCTCCCTCAAAGATCCAATTCCATGGAAATTATATTACAGAGTGTCGGACACAAATGTTCATCAAGGAACACATTTCGCCAAGTTCAAGGGCAAGCTAAAATTGTCAACGGCAAAACACTCAGTAGATATCCCATTCAGGGCACCAACAGTGAAAATCCTTTCAAAGCAATTCTCAAGCAAAGATGTGGATTTTTCACATGTTGGATATGGGAAATGGGAAAGGAAATTAATAAGGTCCACATCAATGACAAGACTTGGGCAGCACGGCCCAATAGAACTTAACCCAGGTGAATCATGGGCTTCGAGAAGCACGATTGGTTTGACACCAACTAATGAGGAATCAGATGTGGAAAATGCAATACATCCGTATAGAGAACTTAATAAGCTTGGAACAAGCTTATTGGACCCAGGAGAGTCTGCTTCGGTGGTGGGGGCCCAACGAGCCCAATCGAATTTAACTATTTCAATGGCCCAATTAAATGAAATTGTCCGAACAGCGGCCCAAGAATGTATTAACAACAACTGTATTCCTTCACAGCCCAAATCATTAAAATAAATAAATATATTTATTTTGCAATTACATTATTTTATTTAATTAAACATTACATTGATAATTATCCAACATAAGATAGATCAAAAGATACATATGTGGATGCTTTGGATACAATATCTGACATCCAACAATAATATATTAAAATAGCGTTTTTGCTAATATTGTCATAAACACCATTACAAGAATCATGATCGAGATCCTTAAATGTAGACCACATATTATAACGTCTATTAGACAAATTGGTCGATCCCTCAATGTCTATCATCATAGAATCCTTCTCCACTGACAATACACGCTTGAACACATGACGAATGTAAAACCGATCTTTAAGAGACGAGGATATGGTTAAGTTACCATGACTGTGTATCCTTGCTCCAAATAATTCATCAAATGTATGAAGAGAGCCAGAAGAACTAAGATGAGGTTTACGATCAACCACAATGACTAATGAGAAAACACCTTCAATCTTGGGTATTAAACCGTCCATATTAACATCAACTGGAACACGTTCAATCTTAACAGTACCTTTGAAACGTAAACGTTTCAATTTAATATACGATCTACTTCGATTGGGTAGATTCTTACCCAAATGAGGATAATTAATGAATGTGGATATAGACGTGTTATGGGCCATAGCAAATTCAGGCCCAAACTGATTCTCATTTATGTGTTGGCCCATCATTTTGACACAATGATCATAGTCCTTTACACCTTGTGAATGACGACGTTTTCCTTCATGACGTTTAGAACCAGATGTTCGTTTAAACACGTAATTACGTGAATAACGACGACGTTGATAAGTAGACTGATCACGTCTATATTTAGAGGAATACATATTCAATTATAGATGTTCGTATAAATCTATGTCAAATATATAGCAATACTTATATCAATTTTGATTTAACTTAACTCGATATTTGAATTTTGATTGGTCAGTATGTAAAAATACATCAAAAAAAGTACAAAACACATATTGGCTCCATATCCAATATTTCAAAATTCAAATGTAAGAGCGCCAAAACATTTATCTTTTGGTCAATAAAGAAAAAGATAAATGAACAACTTAACTAAAATGAGTGGAGTACAAGGGCCCACGTCATCATTTTATTAGTGGGGGGGACCAGGGAGCCACCAAAATAATACAGGGGGGGTCCACCAATGAGTACGGCAAAGGGTGGGTACCGACGCGGCCATCCGGT